GGATATGACAAGCTTTCTGAAAAAGATAACTCATCCGATGTTCCTGTCGCGCGCGCGAAATTGGAGATGCCTACTGCGAAGGAAGTAAGAGTTTTTTATGAAGATTTTGCATGTTTTGCAGGGGGCGACCGTGAAAGCATTGAGCGTGCATTAAAATTTTTCATTGCTAGGCGGAACGAGAAGCTATGAAGCCAATTACTTTAACGATCTTGGGCGAGCCAGCCTCTAAGGCCAATAGCCGTAAGATGGTTGTGATTGGCGGTAAACCGAGATTGGTTAAGAGCGAGAAAGCCTTGGCGTATGAGAAGGACGCTCTTGCTCAGATTCCGCCTATCTGCCGACAGCGCGTGTCTGATGATGTCTCCGTGACTCTGCATATCTTTTACGCGAGCGAACGGCCAGATCTAGATGAATCATTGATTCTGGATATCTTGCAGGACCGGTATAAAGGCGCTGGCGAAGCGAGACATCTCGTTCAGAAGGGCGTGTATCAGAACGATCGTCAAGTGCGCGAGAAGCATGTGTACTGGGGAAAAGACAAGCACAATCCCCGTGCAGTTATCGAGGTGCGTGCTTTGAATCAAAAATCTCTACTATGAGAGGTGATTTATGCCGTGGGGTTTAGCCGCAGTTTGTGCATCTATCGCAGCAGGATTGACATCAATCGATACAGCATCATCCATCGATCAAGCCAAAGCTGCCAGGGATGCCCAGGAACAACTTAGGAGAGAGGGTGGCCATGTCAGGAATCCATCTCCAACGCCATTTCCTCGTAGTTCCTATAATCCTTCTCCATGCCCAACTCCTTCACCTGACTATGTGACGCCCATGATTACTGGAATGCTTATTGGCGAAGCTTTAAGAAGTCCCTCACCATCATCGGATTTTTCATCTTCGTCTACTGATTTCTCAGGTGGCGGTGGCGATTTTGGAGGCGGCGGTTGTTCTGGCTCGTGGTGAAATTATGGCCTGGCATACCGAACCACCTAAGGCCCAAGGCAGTTATTTGGCGATTGAGAAGCCATGGCGTCATCACGTTGTGGCCTATTACTGCCCGATCATGGCAAGAGCATGGTCCATCCATGGAAGGTGGTATGACGAAGAGGCGGTGGAGGCGTGGGATTACTTGCCCGATTTGCCATCTACGCCAGTTGACAAATGATTATCCATTGCTATCCTTATTCCACGCCTCAGGATCTACATGGTTTCCCCCTGTGTCTGAAACTTGAGCCGACCCCTGCCCATCGGGAGATGCGCGGGGGTTATTTTTTGTGTAAAGTCTGTCTAGAGCATTCCGCTCGACCCAATATCTCGCGAGGATAGGTCCATGAAGAAGGCAGCAAAGGCGTACGGCAAGCATGGCAATCAGAAGTCATCGATGCCGCAGAACACTGCCACCGGATCCGGCAGTCGTCCGATGGCCAGCAAGGTCAAGATTCAGACCACGGAGCCGAAGCACGATCACACGATGGAGAGGGCTCCGAAGGGTTGGCTGAAGTAATCGAATTTGGGTGAATGCGCAGGCTGATGCGCTAAAAACCTGCTCGTATAGCGGATTGTTTTATGGGCACCGCAAGCCAGAGTTCAGCACTGGCCACCCAATTGAATAGCCATTGTTGACGCAGTGGCACAGGCCTAGCCCCTCCTGAAACTGGGGCTAACAATTCGCGAGCTTGGCCGATCGGTTAGGCAATAGCCTTCCAAGCTATCCAGGAGGGTTCGATTCCCTCAGTTCGCTCCACCCGTTGAGTGGTTACCAACAAACCAAAGTAGAACCTGAACAGTATGAGGCCCAAAGGTTCACCTAAAATAGGCGGTAGAGCCAAGGGGACGCCCAACAAGGCGTCTACGGAGTTTCGCCAGACCGTTACAGCCCTTTTGGAGGGTAACGCTCAGAACGTCTCCCAGTGGCTCTCAGAGGTGGCTATCGGGAAGCAGGCGATAGACAAGGATGGCAATCCTCGGTTTGATGCCCATGGCGAACCTGTCATGCTTCTTAAACCCGATCCGGGCAGGGCACTGGACCTGATGGCTAAGCTCGCCGAATTTGCCGCTCCAAAGCTGGCCCGCGTGGAACATACTGGGGATCCGAACGCCCCCATCCAGACCCTAAACCGCATTGAGCTGGTAGCCCTCGATGGCAACCCTACAGATAGCTCTACCCCCTAAGCTCATCCCCGTCTTTACGGGTGAGGCGGACTATCGGGGAGCCTATGGTGGGCGTGGATCAGCCAAGACCCGCAGTTTCGCCAAGATGTCGGCTGTTCGAGCTTTGATGTGGGCCCAGGCTGGCGTGCAAGGCGTGATCGTGTGTGGCCGTGCCTATCAAAACTCGTTGAAGGAATCCTCGCTGAGCGAGGTGAAGATGGCGATTCAGGAAGAACCCTGGCTATCGGAGCATTTCGATATCGGCGAAGAGTACGTACGCACCAAGGACCGTCGCGTGTCCTATGACTTTGTCGGCGTCAATGTAAAGCCCAAGAACATCAAGTCCAAGGCGCGCATCCTCCTGTTTTGGGGCGATGAGGCGGAGGACATCATTGAGAACGCTTGGGAAGCTATCGTCAACACGGTGCGCGAGGACGGTTCGGAGATTTGGGTGACATGGAATCCCGAGCTTATGAACTCGGCGACCGACTTACGCTTTCGGGTCAACCCACCTGCCCGCGCCAAGATCATCCCACTCAACTGGAAGGACAATCCAGCTTTCCCAGCCACCCTTAATCGAAAGCGCCTGGAAGACCTTGAGAAGCGTCCGGATGACTATCCGCACATATGGGATGGAGCCTATCGCCTAGCTGTCAAAGGCGCGGTTTATGGCAAAGAGATCCGGGCGCTGCATGCCAATAACCAAATTTGCAAGGTCCCTTATGAGGCTATCAAGCCAGTTCATATGGCCTGGGACTTGGGATGGGGGGATGCTATGGCCATCGTCCTATGGCAGCAGGTTGGCTATGAGTACCGTATCCTGAACTACATTGAGGGTACGCACCGAACAGTGGCCAGCTATGCGCAGGAAGACCTGATGAAGCTGCCTTATACCTATGGTCACATCTACCTGCCGCATGACGGCCGGAACCGAAACATCATCAGCGGTACAAGTGCGGAAGAAGTCCTAAAGAGCTTATTCCCCAACTGCCAAGTGCATATTGTGGATGCTGTTGACGACGATACCCAGCATGCAGCAGTGCGCAATGTGTTCCCTAAGGCGGTATTCGATGAGGCGGGAACCCGCTCTCTGATTGAGCGACTTAGCCGCTATCGATACCCCGTACATACCGATGGAAGCACTGGCCAATCCCCAGTGCACGACGCTTCTAGCCATGGCGCTAAGGCCTTCGCTTACATGGCTATGGGCTACGATAGGGCTCATGATCGGCCTAAAATCAAAGTAGGCAACACTTCCGCCCCTTCCTCCTCTTCCTGGATGGCGTCATGAGCGATCTAGACCGCATTAAGCCTCTTATTCGACATAATTCAAGCTGTCTAGGCACTCAATGGCCATGGCTATGTACGGGCCAGATGGCATGGGGATTTGGCGATACCGTTGAAGAAGCCTATGCAGAATGGCTGAGTGTCATAAATGCGAGACCGGAAAATGAGCGAATCATCACCCATTAAAACCTTCGGCCACATGTCCTACGTGATGAGCTACAACGCACGCACAGATATGGTCTGCTTTATTGGCTGGATCACGACACGAAGCCTGCTTACCGAACTGCCGGCAGAGCTGTACAGCCAGGACGACAATCCGAAGCGGCTGCGAGCCGAGTCCTTGGCCCTAAGCCGCATGGAGTCCTACCTGAATGGCGATCCGTATCCAACTCTTCTAAGCATGGGCAAGACGGAGGAGGCCATGAAGCATAAGACGGATATCTGGTCCGATGAGAACACCCAATTCCTACGGAGCCTTCTGCATGAACCTGAAGCCCATCTATAACCGGTTGGTAGTAAAGCGGGACGATCGACTGACGAAGACCGAGAGTGGCATCCTCTTGGCTCTGAAGGAGACCAACGACCGCAATGAGCTGAAGCCGGAGGGCACGGTTCTAGCTATCGGTCACGACGTCCATGATGTGGCAGTGGGAAACCGGGTGATTTTCCGTAAGATGTCCGGTACGGAGGTAAAGGTGGATGGCCAGGATCTTCTGGTGATGACAGAAGACGACGTGATTGCGGTGATGTCATGAGCTACATCAAATGCATGAATGGCCAAGCCAAAGGGTTCGAGGCCAATATTGATGGCGAGCTGAAGATCGGCGACACGGTATCCATTCCGGTCGATAGTCTCTGCCATTCCAATGGTCAGAAATACGTGCATTACTCCATCAAGGGCTTCGTAGGGGAGAAATACCTATTGTTCGAGGCTAATATGGAATCCGAAACAGCTAGCAATGAAGGATGAGTCATGGCAAAGGTACGGTTTATCGATGGTCCACTGAAGGGTTCGAGCGGGGAAGTATCTGATGAGCACTATAGGCTGGTGACGGGCACGTCGCTTAATGCCCCGGTGGAGTATCCAGGACAGTTCCCGGTTTACGTGCATTACGTGATATCGGGTCGGATCAATGACATCCATTTGGCCAAGCTAGCGCCTGAGGAAAAGGCTGCTTGAGCGAAGTCACCATCCGCCTGCAGGAATACCGGTTCTGGTCGCCTCTTCTCGGCCAGGAAGCATTGCGCATCTCGTATTACAACGAACGCGGGCATGAGTACTTCTGCATCGTTCCCGCTGAGGATGGTAAGGGTTTGAGGGAGCTTCGCCAGCGAGCCGCCGAACGGTTCTACGATGCCGTATCATCCGGTCATGATCCAGGCGAGTTCAGAATATGAATGTCATTCCTCTTACCACTATTGAAAACCAATGCAACCGTCATGCGGTCGATCTCCTTCGAGAGATGTTGGCTCGGGCTGAAAAGGGAGAAATTGTGTCTTTTAGTGGTGTTTTCTGGCTGCGCGGTGGCAATTATGAAACAGTTGGTTCTGGGGAAGAAAATCGCTTGAAGATCGTCGGCGCATTGATGCAGATCATCATTGATCGTCTTGGAGCAGACTAATGGCAAACAGTCCTGACGCGCCGAAAGATGATGGCAAGATCGGTCTACCCAGAATCGATAACGGCATGAACAAGCTTCCACCCAAGAAGAAATCGGGTGGTAAAGGCGTCAAGGAAGATGGATCGTTCGGCAACGACAATGATCCGGATCAGAAGATCCTTCTCACGGCTCGCAAGCGCTTTGAGCGCTGCATTTCAGCCGAAGGCGATAACCGAAAGGCCGCACTGGAAGACACAAAGTTCTTGAAAGGTGACCAGTGGCCGGCGGACGTCGCCGCTCAGCGCAATACGGATAAACGCCCCTGCCTTACCTTCAACAAGCTCCTGACCTTCGTCCACCAGGTCACCAACCCGCAGCGCGAGAACCGGCCAGCCATCAATCTAAGCCCTGTCGGCGATCAAGTGGACAAGAAGGCAGCCGCCATGTTCGGTGGCATCTTTCGGTACATCCAGTACGAATGCCAGGCCGACATTGCCTATGACACGGCTTTTCAACAGGCTGCTGCCGCCGGGTATGGCTATTGGCGCGTGGATACCGAATACGAGTCTCCGGATAGCTTCAATCAACGCATTATCGTGCGTCGAATCCGCAATCAGTTCACGGTGTACATCGATCCAGACTCGCAGATGCCGACCGGTCAGGATGCCAAATTCGGCTTCATCAGTGAGATGGTGCCGAGCGATGAGTACAAGGAACAGTGGCCCGATTCTCAGATGGTCAGTTTCAACCCCTCAGGGGCTGGCGATACGTACAAAGAATGGGTGAGCAAGGACTCCATTCGTGTAGCCGAGTACTACAGCATCGAGCATGAGATGCGCGATTTGGTTCAGCTCGATAACGGCCACACCGGCTGGAAGGACGAGCTATCCGCCGACATTCAAGCGCAGATCGCCAGTGGCGCTATTTCCATCATCAATGAACGCAAGTCCGAGCACAAAAAGTGCATGTGGTACAAGATGAATGCGCTTGAGATTTTGGAGCGTACCGAGGTCAAGACCGACGGCTTCGTGCCGATTGTTCGGGTAGTCGGTGACGAGATCGACGAACAGGGCAAGGTGACCTATTCCGGGATCGTTCGCCATGCCAAAGACCCTCAGCGCATGTACAACTATTGGCGTACGACTGAAGCGGAGATTGTTGCCCTGCAGCCGAAGGCGCCCTGGGTAATGGAAGAGGGCCAAGTGGAGGGCCATGAGAGTGCATGGAAACAAGCCAATACGAAGTCCAACCCTTATTTGCTCTACAAAGGCACCAATATCGGTGGTAAGCCCGCACCGCCTCCGCAGCGTCAGCCCATGGTGCAAGCGCCGTCCGGTGTACTCCAAGCCATTCAAGGCGCCGCTCAGGATATGCAGGCTGTCACGGGCATACGCTTCGATGCCACGATTGCCGAGCGCATGCATGATGAGTCGGGCAAGGCAGTACATGAGATTCGCCGGTCCGATGACATAGGGTCATTCCACTACTCGGACAATCTAGCTCGTGCCCTGCATTACACCGGCCTGCTATTCCTGAAGATGTTCCCGCATTACTACGATACCAAGCGGGTCCTTACGATCATCCGGGAAGACGGTAAAGAGCAGTCGATCCTGCTTGATCCGAACGCTGCCAAAGCCCTTAAGAATGGAAAGGGCGCAGATGGTAAGTCACTGTCCGTCTTCAATCCGACTATCGGAAAATACGGGGTACGGGTCACTGTTGGGCCGAGCTATGCCACCAAGCGCATTGAGGCTTCGGACCAGATGCTGAAATTCGTCGGTTCCATGCCGCCTGAGCTGGCCATGAAGGTCGCTGACCTGATCGCCAAGAACATGGATTGGCCGGATGCCGATCAGTTCGCTGCCCGTCTCGCCAAGGGCCTGCCGCCTAACCTGTTGGTACCGGATATGGCGGATGTCGATCCACAAATCCAGGCGCTCATTCAGGCGTTGCAGATGCAATTGCAGCAGCAGACGGTCCAAATGCAGCAGATGGCTAAGCAGCTTCAGGATCAGACCGCTGATCGCCTATTGTTGGCCGACAAGAACGAAAAGGACTTCGAGGCCAAGGTCATGGCCGTCATTCAGCGCGCGCTTGCGGCAGACCAGAAGAACGCAACTGGCATGACTGATCAGCTTATGCGCGCCTATGACATGCTCCATCGTCATCAGTCCGATGACAACAATTCCGGGGAGAATCCCCAGCAATGACCGTACCCGTGCGGTACACGGGGTCCTAATCCATAGGTGATCTATGCCCGACCAAGCCGCCCTCGATATGGGCACCAAAAGCCGATTCCAGCCTGCTCTTTCGGCGACATCTGATGCGCCCCAAGCACCCGCTCCCACGCCAACCCCTAACACCGAAGCCACTGGCACAGTTGAAAACGACGGCAAGACGGGTGTAGATTCCGCCTCAGCCGCTCCCACGCCCAGTGGAGAACCTACCGAGGCAACGGCTACCTCGGACGATGCCGGCGAAGGTTCCGCCGCGAAACCGCAACACAAAGGCGGCTTTCAGAAACGAATCGACGAACTCACCAAGCAGCGTGAGGAATTTCGGCGCGAGAAGGAAGAATACGCTCGCCGGCTGGATGAAACCCTGAAGATCCTTCAGGAGCGGAAAGTCCCCGAACGTACCGAACTGCGTACCGAAAACACGGACGACCCCAAGCCTTCGCGTGATCAGTTCGATGATCCGGATCAGTACATCGAGGCAGTGACCCAGTGGTCTACCCGCGACGCACTCCGGAAACATGAGGCTGAGGTGGCGCGTAAGGCGCAGGAAACCCAAGCTGCCGGCGAGTTCCAAAAGGTGCTGACGAATTGGCACGAGAGCCGCACCAAGGCCGTCGAGAAGTATCCCGATTATGAGTCCGTGGCGGAAAACCCGGATATTCAAGTCGCCCAGCATGTCGGCATGGCCCTGCTCCACGTCCCCAATGGTCACGACGTCCTGTACTGGCTAGGCCAGAACCCCACAGAAGCCGCGCGTATCTCTGCGCTTGGTGCTCCGCATGCAGCCATCGAGATTGGCAAATTGTCGGAGCGTCTTAACAAGCCCGTTGCTACGTCCAAGGCTCCTGCGCCGGTAAATCCTATTGCTGGTGCGCGTAGCGAAGCCGCTGGTGTCAGCCCTGAAGACGATCCGAATTACATGGAGCGCAGGCTCGAAGAGATGCGCAAGAAACGAACCTGATCGCCATGGCTAACCGATGCCATGGCCGGAGACACAAGCCATGGCATCGAATGCCCTTCTTACCCCGAGTTTGATTACCAAGGAAACGTTGCCGATCCTGGTCAATAACGGGGTCGCCGCCAACAAGGTCAATCGTCAGTTTGAGAACCAGTTCGTAAAGATCGGTTCCTCGCTGACTGTCCGTAAACCCAACCAATTCGTCGTAACCAATGGTCCCGGCTTGTCGGTCCAGCAGATTTCCGAGCCTTCGACCAGCATTACGATCTCCTACCAGCAGCACGTGGACTTCCAGTTCAACTCGCAGGAGTTGACGCTGACCATCGAAGAGTTCCGTGAGCGCTATCTGCTGCCGGCTGGCGAACAGCTTGCCAACTCGCTCGATCAGACTGTCCTGGCCAATACCCCTCAGGTCTTCAATGAGGTGGGTACGCCTGGTACGCTGCCCAACAGCTTCGCCAGCATTGCCGCAGTCGGTCAGCGTATGGACGAAGGCGCTGTACCGCAGGCCAATCGCACGCTTATCCTCAATCCGGCGGCGTACTGGTCAATGGCCAATGGCCTTGTGAACCTGTACGTGCAGTCTGTGGCAGAACCGGCGTTGAAAGGCTTCCTGGCCAACATCGCCAATTTCGAAATCTACATGGACCAGAACACCTACACGCAGACGGTGGGTGCTTATGGCGGTACGCCGGTCGTGAACGGTGCTGGCCAGACGGGTAGCTCGCTGGTAACCGGCGGTTGGACGGCGTCGGTCAATGGACTGTTGAACGTGGGCGACGTCTTTACCATCGCTGGCGTGTTCGCTGTGAACCCGCGCAGCAAGGTTTCCACGCAGCAGCTTCAGAACTTCGTGGTTACCGCGACGGCCAACTCCAGCGCAGGCGGTGCATCGACGATCTCGATCTATCCGGCTATTACCACCAGTGGCGCGTATCAGACCGTCACCAACTCGCCGGCCAACAACGCGCCCATCACCGTCAAAGGTACGGCCTCCACTCAGTACGCCCAGAACATCGGCTTTACGAAAGACTGTTTTGGTCTGGTCTGCGTGCCGCTGGAATTGCCGGAAGGCGTGGACTTCAAGGCGCGCGAGACGTTCCGGAATATCTCGATGCGGATCATCCGTGCCTATGACATCAATAATGATGTCTTCCCGACTCGCATGGATATCTTATACGGAACAACCACCTACTATCCGGAACTTGGCGTCCGTCTGACCAACTAATCGGAGATCGCATACATGGGCATCGTAACCACTTCTACCATCGCAGCGGCTACCCGCCAGCTCTCCGACCAGAACTCGCTTGGCACCGTCTTGGGTGCCAGCGCAACGGACAACATCGGGTTCTATGGTCTGTCGCAGGGTGTACCGCAGGCTACGCCGTCGGGTGTAACGGCAGGCTTTACGGCAGGAACCGGCACTGCTGTGCAGTCCGGTTCTACGTTTACTGGAAATGTCGGCACTACGGCCTATACGGTTGGCGACCTTGTCGCCATCCTGAAGGGCCTGAACCTCATCAAGCCGTGAAATTGACGTAGACTTAAAGGGCCGCTTCTCGCAGTGGGGAAGTGGCCCTTTTTCTTTGAGGATCAGCCATGCAGAAACAGCAGCTCTACCATGTTCGTGTCTTGGCAAGGAATCCGAAGACGGGCAGTGAGACCTCAATTGACGTTGGCCCAGCCATGATCGAGGAACAAGCCCAGCGGTTGCGCGATGCGATCGCCATGAAGATTCGCGAAGGCAAGGAACGCGACTGGTCCGATCCCATCATCTATCCCGTATACGCCTGAGAGGTAACTACCGTGGAAAATCTCTGGAAACTCATTGAAGCGACCGTGGAAACGGAATTTCATGACCTGGCTGTCGAGGCCAAAAAGGAATGGGGCGAGATCAAGGACAAGCTGGAAGGCTACGAAAAGGAACTTTCGGGCGATGCCTATGTACCCCAGGAATATCCGAAGATGGTCGACGATAAGGTCGTGCATAACGCCGAGGAAGAATCTGCTATTTCGGGTAACAAAGAATGAGCCGCATCAACATCGTGGCAAATATCGCGATGGACTTGGCGGTCAACCTGTTTGGGTACAAACCGCCTATCCATTACGGTCAAGAACGATCGATGCAATCACCGACCACGCAATATCACAAGATGAAAGCTGCTCGTGAGAAGCGTGAGCGTCGCATGCAGCGCAATCTTCGCCTGAAGGAGGGTTAGATCATGCAAGCCGGTTACCCGAAAGTGATGAAGCATCCGGCCTTCGTCAAAGGTTTAGCGCAAGAGGTTTGGCCACGAAATTACAAGCCTCAACCGGGAGAAGTGGAATTTCCTGGTACATCCGATCGATTCCCTGATGTGACGGTAGTCGATCCGGATCAGCAGGAGTGGTATGAATCAAGGGGGTATTACCCAGCGGACGGCACGCCTTCCCTTCTCGGATTTACGGGTCCGAATGCGGAGTTTCAGGAGTATCCGAAGTTCATTCGCACACCGGACGGCGAAGAACTTCTAGTGAATTCGGTTGAGGAAGAATCCAAGGCCATGGGTCATGGCGAAGTACCTTGTATGCCGTTGGTCCAGACGCAGTCTGATAAGCCACCGCGCAAGAAACCCGGACCTCCCAAAGGCTACAAACGAAAGCCTAAAACAGATCATATGAAGGTGACTGACTGATGGGCATCCAGCCGCTCGATAACCGCATCATCGTCAAGCCCTTCCCTACCGAAGCATTGACGTCCTGGGGATTGGTACTGGTCCAGCTCGAAGAAGAGAAGCCGATGGCCGGTACGGTCGTTTCCATTGGTCCTGGACGCAAGAATGACGATGGATCTCGCCAACCGATGCAGGTCAAGGAAGGCGATAAGATCATGTTCGGTAAGTACGCACAGCAACCGTTTCAGCATAACGGCGAGACACTTCTCGCGATGTGCGAAATGGATGTTCTCTTCATCATGGAGAAATAGGCTATGGCCACCGCTCAGAGTCTTATCCAGACAGCGCTTGAACAGCTTGGTGTATATGCGCCAGGCGAAACCATGACGGATGCGGACGCTGAGCGTGGCCTGCAGCTTTTGAATGCGATGATGGATTCGTGGTCGAATGAATCGCTCATCTGCTATGCCATTCAGGAGCAGAATTACCCGCTACAAGTAGGCGTGAATCAGTACACCATCGGCCCGGGTGGTACATGGAATGGAACACGTCCGCTGAAGATCATTGAGGGTCCGGTGGCGGCATACATCATGGATCAGAACCAGAATCGCTATCCGGTGGAAGTGATACCACGCGATCGATGGAACATGATCGGGTTGCTGACGAATACGTCGAATATCCCGGATACGATCTTCTACGACCCCCAATTCCCCCTTGGCATCATCAACGTCTTTCCCACTCCCAATCAGGGCAATACGCTGTACTTCGATGCCTACCTACAGCTCACCGACTTCGCTAATTTGACGGCGACGCTCAATCTTCCGCCTGGCTATGAGGCTGCGATCTTCAGCAACCTTGCGGTGTGGATGAAGCCGTTCTTCCGCGATGCGCAGCTTGATCCGGATGTGCGCGAGATGGCCTCTAAGACGCTTGGCAACATAAAGCGCACCAATATTCGCGAGAACATAGCCAATTACGATCCGGAAATCGTCAGCCGAGCGACGCCTACCTACAACATCTATCGCGATTCCACTGCGGGACGCTAAGCATGGAAACGCCTTTTCTCGGCGGTACCTACCAATCCTTCTCATCGAATCTCGCTGATGATCGATGCATGAACCTGTACCCTGAAGTCGTCGAGACGAAACAGGGTAAGCAAGTCGGAGGTTTCTACTCCACGCCGGGCCAGAAGCTTCTACAAGTCCTCACCAATAGCGGTTCCGGTGCAGTATCGGGCCCTATGCGCGGCATCCATAAAACTGCCAATAACAAACTTGTCGCGGTTTTCGGCAATCAAGTCGTCCAAATCGACATCAATGGTGTTGTAACACCCCTTGGTCACTTGAATACTGCATCGGGACCTGTCTCGATCATCGACAATGGAAGACAGTATGCCGTGTTCGATGGCTTCCAGGGATGGTCATGGAGCGGGAGTACTTGGGCACAGATCACGACCATTCCTAACTTTCCGTTGATCGCCTGCGAACAGGATGGTTTCGGCATAGTAGGCATCGCTGGCACGAACCAGTTCTACCAGTCGAATCTCAATGATTTGACGACTTGGGATCCACTCAACTTTTCCAGTGCTGATTCGAATGCAACCAACATTCAAGCGATCTTTACGCTGTTTCGTCAGCTTTGGGTGCTGAAAGAAAACGCCATTGAGATTTGGAATAACGCTGGCCTCAATGGTTTTGCCTTTCAGCGCATGGAGGGGGCGTATGTGAATGTGGGCTGCGTCGCCCCCTTCTCGGTGGCTACCAGTGAAGATCACATCTTTTGGCTAGGTCAGTCTGATGAGGGATCTCTTCAGGCTTACGTCAATAATGGCTACTCGGAACAACGCATTTCGACGCATGCCATTGAGTATCAGATTCAAAGCTATCTAGCGATGAGTTCCATTGGTATCGCCGATGCCATTGGTTTCTGCTACACGCAAGCCGGACATGTGTTCTACGTACTCACTTTCCCTTCCGGCAATGCCACCTGGGTCTATGACATGACCATTGGGCTATGGCATGAGCGAGGCGAATTCATCAATGGGTCTTACAACCGCTGGGACCCATCCTGTTATGCCTTCTTCAATAAACAGCATGTGGTCGGTTCTTCGACGAATCAGCGCCTTTCTGTGCTTGACCTTACGTATCCCACGAACGATCTGGCGACGACACCGCCGTCGAATCCTAAGCGGTGGATGCGGAGGTGGAGGGCATTGAAGAAGCCCATGCAGGAACCTGTACGCCTGCAATCACTCAAGGTAGATATGCAAACCGGAGTGGCGGTAGGAACGGCTACCAAGATCACTAATCAAGCCGATCCCTTTGCCCTAGGTACATGCAATGTGGTGATCACGCTAGGTTCTAATGTCTATCGGTATGCGATGGGATATAACAGTTCTCAAAGTTTCACCGGCACCTATGGTGCCAACACATTCTCGCTTCAGATTACCGTAGACAATACGGGCTTCATCAGCCTGAATTACACGGGTTCAGCGACTACGAATGCGTTTGGTGCCTTTGTCGAGGTAGAGCCTCAATACGGCTTCAATGGCGCACAGCTTAAGCAATTCATCACCAAGTCATCGGCAGTAACCTTCGGCGCATACATGTCATCGGACAGCGTGCAAGGCGGCGGCGTGTACTACAACGCTCCTTACTCGCCGGTACCGATCCATCGCTATGGCATCACCGGATACAACACCGGTGGCGTAACCCTCAATCCGGGTACTTGGCTAGGATTTTCCTCCCTAGCGACCCAAGCACTACTTGTGGTGGCCTTGCCAACTTCCAGCCCGGTCATCCTGAAATGGTCGGACGATGGCGGTCATAGCTGGTCGAATGAAATGCAGTCTTCTTCCGGGGCTACCGGTGAAACGGCCTACCGCGTCATGTGGCGACGTATTGGATCTACTCGCCGGAATCGTGGATTGGATCGCATCTTCGAGATTTCGAGCGAAATGATGATCCAGACCTGCCTAGTCGGAGCATCCATCGGTGATGGCTGAACATCCTCCTATCCGTATGCTCAAAGCCACGTTCCACGTGGAGCATGCTTTGGCGCAATTGGCCGCTCACCCTGAGCTATGGAATCAGCACACCCATCGTACCCACGGTTACGGAACGCCCCATCGGACCATCGACGATATTTGGGTCCGCTATAACGACTTCTCGAAGTACATCGGAGATCGGTCGTTTTTCGCCGACGAACATGACTCTGTATGGTATCCGGGAGCTGAAATGATCCCGGCAGTCGTGGAGTTGGCCATGGATCTGATGGGCGAGGTACGCGGCGAACGCCTGGGGGGCGTCCTCATCACCCGAATACCGGCCGGGGGACAGGTTGATCCCCATATCGATCAAGGCTGGCATGCTCGCTACTACGACAAATTCTGTATTCAGTTGATGGGCAATCCTGAACAAGCCTTCTGCTTTCGCGGCTATAGCCTTTCTGCCCTTCCAGGTCAGGTTTATACCTTCGATAACTCCCGTGAACACTGGGTGACAAATTCGTCGAAAGAGGACAGAATGTCGCTCATCGTGTGCATAAAAGGTGCTCATCGTGTCCAATTCGAGTGACTCTATCCGTCCCGAGGAACTGATCACCTTTGACATGTATTTCGCGTCCGTTCGATCCATGCAATTTCACCCTGGCGCGGGGACCAAAGAACACACGATTTTGACGCGGGAGCAGTGTGCGCAAGAAGCGCTTGAGATGATCAAGCTCCGGCGAATCATGGCTGGGGCCGATGCCGGATGAGGTGAGTTATGCCCTGGGGCTTTGCAGCAGCAGCAGTCGGTTCCATTGTTGGCGGGGTGATGTCCGGCCAAGGCGCTCAAGACGCCGCTCAAACGCAGGCCAATGCGGCCAATGCGGCCACTCAAGCCCAACTGGACATGTACAACCAGAACGTCCAGCGTCTATCGCCATGGACCAATGCGGGCGGATCGGCATTAAGTACCCTTCAGGGCATGATGCCGACGCTGACCCAGCAATTCGGAGCGCAGCAATTCCAGCAATCGCCTGGGTATCAATGGCAGCTTGGCCAAGGCATCAATGCTATCCAGAATTCGGCAGCCGCCACCGGCGGTGTCAATTCCGGCAATACCATGAAAGCTCTGATGAGCTATGGCCAGGGCCTCGCCAATCAGGATTACTACAACGCCCTGAATGCCTATACTAACTGGCAAAACCAGGTCTACAACATGTATTCGGGCATCTCGAATACGGGGGCGAATGCGGCAGGTCAAGTGGCTGGAATCGGTGCCAATACCGCCAATGCCATCGGCAATAACATCACTGGCGCGGGCAATGCTCGGGCCGCTGGCCAAGTGGCCGCTGGCAATACCATGGGCAACACACTGGGTAGCCTTGGCAATCTCGGTTTGATGTATCAGATGCAGGGTGGCTTTGGCGGTGGTGGTGGTGGCGGAGGGATGCCAAACATCCCCAGTAGCGCCTATACGCCCGATTACACCCAAAGCTTTGCACCATCCGGCATCACGGGGGTCTAGCGATGCCCATCGATCCGTCCATTGTGCTTTCAGGGGTTCAGGGACCGCCGCAACCGATTACTCTGAACTCTATTGCGCAGATGATGCAGATGCGTCAGCAAGCGCAACAGATGCAGCAGCAGCGTGCCGTCCAGAACTCACTCGCCGCGATCTACAGCGATCCGTCCAATCTTGGGCCTGATGGCATGCCTAATGCTCAGGCCATGCTCAAAATCGCCCGTGTTTCGCCTCAGGCAGCACAGAGTATGACCGCACAAAAAGCGGCCATCGATGAAAAACTGGCGATCACCAGCAAAGACCAAGCAGAAGCTGGTCTTCAGGCGCAAAAGTACATCCAAACGATCGTGCGCGATCCGGCTTTGAATGCCTATGACGAAGCCTTGGCATCCGGTAAAAGCCCCCAACAGGCGCGAGATATCGCCCAGAAAATCTACTCCGAGGGCCTGGATAGCCTTTTTGCGGGCGGCTATGTTTCGGACACCATGAAGTCGCAAGTGCCGCAGAACTTCGATCCGGTACGGGTCCGGGCGAATAGCCTGTCTTATAAGGATGCACAGAACCTTGCTGGTAAGAAGGAAGATCGTGCCGAGAAGGAGGCCTACCAGAGCGCACAGCTAAAGCTAGGTGAAGCACGCCTTGGTCTAGAAGAGCAGCGCGTTGGCATTGAAGGAGCTAGGGAGCGTCGAGAGGCTGGCAAGGATCAGGCGGGTGGCGGCCAAGATCTTTCGGATGACGCCATCAATAATGCTGCGGCGCGTTATAACCTGGACGGGACCCTTCCTCCGATGGGGATGGGTAAAGCCGGGATGAATCTTCGTACTGAGATTCTTAACCGCGCCGCCAAGATGGCGTCCGGAAAAGATCCAACCGAACAGCGCGTTCAACAAATCGCCAATAAAGCGGATGCATCGGCCTTGCTTCAGCTCCGCAAACAACAAACGGCCGGCGAGAATTTCGAGAAGACCGCACTCAAGAATGCCGATTTGGCGCTTGCTGCCTCTGAGAAGATGGATCGCACGGGGGTTCCGGTCTTCAACAAATGGCTTCAGGCAGGTCGTCGTGGTACTGGATCGGTGGAAGCAGCCAATTTCGATGCGGCCAACAATTCCTTTGTGGAGGAATATGCCAAGGTCATGACGGGATCTACGGGGGGTGCGGCGGCGACGGATTCAGCGCGGCAGCGTGCTCATGAGCTTCTGGATACCTCCATGACACCGGAACAATACCGATCCAATGTGGACATCCTGAAGAAGGAAATGGCTAACCGTGTTCAATCCTTCCGCGAGCAGGCCGAGGAAACGGAAGGTCGCATTCGAGATACAGGCAAGAAGTCTGATTCGGGTACTTCGCAAGCCAAAACCGTACATTGGGATGACCTGCAATGAGCATGGACGTCACTCTTCCGGATGGTACGGTCATCAAGGGCGTCCCGGATGGGACGACGCGGGAACAACTCGCGCAGAAATTGGTGGCCAAAGGCTTCAAAGTTCCCGATTCCTGGCTGGCTAAGAAGCGTTTTGCACCCGGGACACCGGAATTCGAGGCGGCTTATCAGAAGAAACAGGATGAAATGGTCGCCGGCATGTCGATGGGTGAGCGTTTGGCCGCTGGCGCGGGCAAAGCCGTCTATGACACTGGCCGAGGCTTGGGCCAAATTCTCGGCAAGGTTTCGAAGGAAGATGTAGCGAAGGCGCGTGAGCAAGATCAAGCCTTGATGCGCACCAAAGCGGGGATAACCGGCAATGTCCTGGGTTATGTGGGAGAGGCGGTACCTGCCGCATTGCTTGCACCGGAGGCGACAGGCGCGGCTGGCACGGTAGGTACCGCTCTTCTTCCTAGGCTCATCGCTGGCGGTCTTTCTGGTGGCGCCCAGGGCTATGCCGCCCCTTATGCTTCGCAGGGGGAGCACATCACTAATACGCTGGTAGGTGCCGGCCTCGGAACGGCCATTCCGGGCGCTGGCGCTGCCACCTCGAATGTCATGCGGGGACTAGCTTCTCCTGAAGCCAAGACGCTCCTGGAGGCCGGAGTGCGCCTCACCCCTGGTCAGATGCTTGGCGGCATGGCGCGACGCGCTGAAGACGCTGCTATGAGCCTTCCGGTGGTGGGTTCGGCCATCCGCAATGCCCAACGGCGCGCGATCGAGGATTTCAATCTAGCCAGTGTGGAGAAAGCCCTGCAACCGATTGGGATTAAGCTAGGAAAAGGTGTCGAGGCAGGCTATGACGCCATCGAGCAGGGTCGTAAAGCGATTACCTCAGCCTATGACAAGGTGCTTGGCAAGATGAAAGGCCGGGTGGATAGCACCTTGACCAACAAGATTGCCGGCACATTGACCAGTCATGTCAACACGCTGCCGGACAATCTGGCCCGCAAGTTGATGCAGACGGTCGATGAGGATGTTCTACAGAAGCTTGGAAAAGGCCAATGGGTCGGCGGCAAGGAAGTTAAGGAAGTTATATCGAATCTCGGCAATGAAGTTCGTGCCGCTCAGCAATCGATCGATCCGGCCTATCGACAGCTTGGTAAGGCGTTTCAGTCCATCCAGAACGATGTGAAGGATATGCTGAAGCGTAGTAATCCTAAGGAAATGGGCGAGGAATTGGCGAATGCCGATGCGGCGCATGCCCGCATGCTTCGCGTGGAAAACGCGGCGGCGCGTGTGGGTGCGGACGAAGGGAAATTCACTGCGGCGCAACTCCGTTCGGCTGTTCGAGCCGAGGATTCCAGCTACAAAAAGCGTGGTTTCAGCCAGGGCAATGCTCTGCTACAGGATTGGGCCGATGCTGGCAAGAATGTCTTGCCACAGAAGGTTCCAGATAGCGGCACTGCGGAACGTCTACGCCTCCTAGATACTGCCGCCATGCTTGTACCTGGCTTGGCCGCGCATGCTGCCTATAGCGCCCCCAGCCGTTTTCTGATGGAAAGGGCGCTGGCTCCCCGCCCTAATCCAGTATCGAACTATCTGGCTAATTTGGCTCAGCAGCGTCTAGGGAATCCGGCGAATGCTCTGGTGGGTCGTGCATTTGCTCCTCAGCCAATGCCACAACCAGCGCCGCAAGTCCAGCAGCAATAAGCGTTTCAGAAAGGATTCGCGCATGTGGGTCCATGCATAGATGTGCAATGCCTGGATGCCATGCAGCACCAGCAATACGATGATGTAAGCAATGCACCGTTCCAGCATGGAGATCAGTATATGCCATCTAAATCGAAAGCTCAGAACCGCATGATGCATGCGGTAGCCCATGACAAGAAACTTGGGCAACGTCTCGGTGTTCCTCAAAAGGTCGCTAAGGAGTATGTGAAGGCTGATGCAGCCCGTAAAATCAAGAAACTACCGCTTCACGTCAAAAAGGCGAAGAAACACTAATGCGCGTCCTCCTGATCGATACAGACCGTTGCGGCCTGGATTTCGCGTGGCGCTGTGTCGAGGCGGGTCATGACGTGCGCTGGTATAACCGGGACAAAGAGGGGAATAGATTCAAGGATGGCAAAGGATTCCCGGGCATTCAGCATATCGATGATTGGAAGCCTTCCATGAAATGGGCCAAGGATGGCGTCATCTGGCTATCGTCCAACGCGATGTTCATCAAGGATATGGACGAGTGGAAAAAGCATGGATATCCCATCTTCGCGCCTTCACAAGCCGCTGCAGATCTAGAGATCAAGCGCGCAAAAGGCATGCGCTTGCTTGAAAAGATGGGGCTTCTCGTACCTGCTTATCACACCTTCAATTCTCTCAAAGAGGCTGAGAATTTTGCGCGTAAATCCGATCAAGCCTATGTGTTCAAAACCATGGGCGATAACGAAGACAAGAGCCTTTCGTATGTGGCTAAAACGCCAGCTGATCTGGTTGGCCGCATCCAAAGATGGATCAAGCTCGGTTTGAACCCGAAAGGACAGGTGATGCTGCAGGAGAAAATTGATGGCTATGAAATGGGTGTTTCTTGCTGGTTTGGCCCGGTGGGTCCGTTGCCGAATAAGTGGAACATTAATTTCGAGCACAAGAAGCTCATGCCCGGAAATTACGGACCCAACACCGGAGAGATGGGTACGGTCATCCAGTATTGCCGCGATGAAAAGATGGCCGATGAATTGTTCACGCCTGAACTTGTCAAACACTTGATCGAGATCGGCCATATCGGCGATATCGACCTCAATTGCATCATCGAAAAAGGAAGTGGAAAGATCTACCCCCTTGAATTCACCTGCCGTCCCGGATGGCCTTACGACTGGATTGCCTCCGACCTGCATAAGGGCGATCCCGTAGAATGGATGCGGGATCTCTTAGAAGGTCATGACACCCTACAGGTTTCTTACGACGTTGGTATTGGTGAAGTCGTAGCGATTCCACCCTTTCCGCGTGACGATTGCGACGAAGCCGAATGCATGGACTTGCCCATTGAGATACCGCACCGGTGGGACCGTATCCATCCTGTCTGTATGCAGATCGAGAAAGGACCTTCCATGAAGGATGGCAAGGTCGTAGACGCCGATATTTTCACTACATCTGGCAATTATGTGCTTGTCGCGACGGGTACGGGTGAAACCGTCAAGCAGGCCAAGGAAGCGGTAGACAAAGTGATCAAGAAAGTGAACGTCTCTAACATGATGGTTCGCAATGACATCGGCAACGATTTGGAAGAATGCTTACCGGAACTCCATAAAATGGGGTTCGCAACCTCAATGGAGTATGACCTATGACTGGCCCCCTCACCCCCAGCGTACCTCCTAAGCTCAAGTTCTTTATTCCCGGCACGACCAATGTAGCATCGGGTGCAAAGCTCTTTACCTATGCAGCAGGCACTACGACCAAGCAGGCTACATATTCGACCTCCACTGGCACGCCCAACACCAATCCCATTGTCTTGGATGCGAATGGAGAGTGTGTGTGCTATCTGGATTCGAATCTGGAATACGATTTCTGGTACTGCCCATCGACCGATACCGATCCTCCCACTAATCCGTATTGGACGGTTGGAAGCATTGGCTTCGGAAACATGATCAATGGCCTTGCGCCATTGAACAGTCCGGCTTTTACGGGAACGCCAACCGCACCTACTGCAACGGTTGGTGATAGCAGCACGGATATTGCCAATACACAGTTTGTGCAAACAGCTATCACCAACGCTTTTGCAAGCAATCCCACCGTTCCTACACAAGCCGCTGGCGACTACAGCACGAAAGTTGCAACAACTGCTTTCGTAGGAAATGAAATCAATCGCGCTTGGCAAATGGTGGTTTTCACCAATTCAGGCACATGGAATGTGCCTACAAATGTGAAATTCGCCAAAATTCGGATTTGGGGAGGAGGTGGTGGTGCCGGGGGTGGATCTTCCGGAAATGTAGGTTCTGGCGGCGGTGGTGCCGGTTATGCAGAAGGTGTTATTTCTCTGGGATCCAATACTTCTTTGGCAATTGTTATTGGAGCTGCTGGAACAGGCGGTTCGCCTGGTAATTCAGGAACATCCGGCGGTGCATCGACCATTGCTGCATTAGGAATTACTGCGAATGGTGGTGGCGCAGGTGCTGGGAATAGTGGAACGCCAGGTGCAGGAGGTGGCGCTTCGGGGTTGACGTTAACTTATACGGGCTCCGGGGGTGGCATTTCTGTCTTACCTGGATCGGGTATTCCTGCTCCAGGAGGCGGTGCGTGGGGTAATGCAGCTTCATTTATTCCCTTCGGCCCTGGATGTGGCGGCACCGGTTTTGGCAATGCCTCAGGATCGGCTGGCATTGCGGGCATGTGCATCATTGAGTACCTACAGCCGTGACCGTGAATCTCACCATCCCTGTACAACAGCAACCCGTTTCAGATGCATCGGGTCGCATGACGTTGCCTTGGTATCGTTATTTACATGACTTTAAGCAGGCATCTTCGAATTTCATATCTATTCCCGGTAACACCCTTTTAGGCAACAGTGGTACGTCAGAAGCGTCACCTGGACCTATCTCCATAGGAAATGGATTGTCCCTATCCAATGGGGTTCTTAGCGCCAATTTGACAGGAGGCACTGTTACCTCCGTTGGCATTGCTCTTCCCAATATCTTTTCGGTGAGCAATTCTCCGGTTACGACGTCAGGCACGATATCGGTATCGCTTGTTTCTGAACCCGCTAATCAAGTCTTTGCTGGACCGTCTAGCGGAGGGTCTTCGACGCCATCGTTTAGGTCTTTGGTAGTTGCGGACATTCCACCGCTTCCCTATGTGACATCGGTGGGTTTGTCTGCACCATCCATCTTTACGGTATCAGGATCGCCTGTAACCAGTTCTGGCACACTCACTTTTTCACTCAATACGCAAGGTGCCAATTTAGTGTGGGCCGGTCCTTCTTCAGGGGCATCCGCAGCTCCTACCTTTAGGACTATGGTACTGGCCGATTTACCTTCAATCGCTACAACTACTCTTTTAGGCAATCCATCAGCTTCTACTTCAACGCCTACCACTATCACCATTGGCACCGGATTAAACCTTTCGACCGGAGGTGTTCTTTCGGCCACCATTTTCAGCAATCAAAGTGCGAACTTGATATTCGCAGGACCCTCATCAGGAGCGGCATCATCTCCAACTTTCAGATCGATGGTTCTGGCGGATCTTCCTTCAATTGCCAGCCAGACCCTTTTAGGGAATCCTGCGACAACGTCAGGAACACCTACGACCATTACCATCGGTGCAAACTTAAACCTTTCGACCGGAGGTGTTCTAAGCGCTACGGGAGGGGGAGGGGGTGGCGTTACTTCTGTTGGACTATCTCTACCATCACAATTCACTGTCACCGGATCACCTGTCACAGGCTCCGGAACGCTTACCGGGGCATGGAATAATCAGAACGCTAACGTTGTGCTTGCCGGTCCTTCTTCGGGATCCTCGGCATCTCCTACATTCCGATCACTTGTAGCTAGTGATATTCCATCGCTTAGTTACCTTCCATTATCCGGAGGTACGATAACTGGCGATTTGACGATTTCCGAAACACAAGCCCAACTTCACTTAACAAGTACAGGAACAAGCGGCGATTCTTGGGCCATTGTCTCTGCATATTCCGGAAGTATTGAGCCTGCAGGAAGTCTCTTCTTCTACAACGCCACTACTGGTCTTCCAGCGCTGATACTTGGACCAACTGGCATAGCAACAGTCACTAACAAAAACCAAAATGGACAGGGATTCATTGTCCAGGATACCGGTAATGCTGCATCCAGCTTTGCCGGTATTGGCCTTAAATCCACTAATGGCTCTACTTCTCCTAACAAGTGGATTCGGTCGGATGGTTCAACCGGAAGAGGCCAATTCATAAATAGTGGTTACAGTGCTGTTATTACAGACTGGGACGATTCCGGAAATTGGAATATGTCTGGAAGTGTCACATGCGGCGCTCTTTCTGCTACGACAGGAACATTCTCCGGTGCAGTAAGCGGAACAACCGGAACATTCAGCAACAATATAAATTTGAGTATTAGCGGATCTTCAGCATCCATCACTGCTACCAATACAGGAAACTTAAAGTTAACTACAACTGCCACTAGTGGAGGTCAGATACAGCTATACCCACAAACCAACTCGTCAAATGGACTTAGCATCATAACGACTGGTGTAAATCCATTCACTGATAACACGATGAATTTGGGTATTTCTGGTAGTAGGTTTATAGCTGTTTGGGCTGTTAATGGGACAATCCAGACATCTGATGGTAGAGAGAAATCTAGTCTTCAAAAACTCATTGAAGCAGAGATACGTGCTGCCAATAGGATTTTAGAAACCATCGGCATCTATCGCTGGAAAAAGGATTTAGATGCGCTTGGCGATGATGCCTCATGGCACATAGGTGTCATTGCGCAGACGGTATGCCACATCTTCGAAGAAGAAGGCTTGCGCTGGCAGCGTTACGGCATGATCACCTATGAAGATGATCGCTATGGCATTAACTATGCCGAGTTAAACGCGTTCTTGAGCGCTGGCCTACACTCTCGCCTAAAGCGTATCGAAGCCGCTATGGGACTATGAGCATGGATTACCTACAGCATCTTGCCGAATGGGCCACAGAGGGTGTTCTAGCTCTCGTCGTAATTGGTCAAATCCGTCTCTGGCTTGCGCACTTCAAATTGCGCGAGGAAATGGCAAAAGAATACGTAAAAAAAGATGAGGTTGTTAAGAGTTTCGAAAAGGTCGATGTTCAAATGGACGAGTTGCGCAAGACAACGACGCGCATCCTCGAACTCGTAGCCGAAATCAGGGGTAGATCCAATGTCCACGGAATCAGCGGCTGAAACGAATCTTCAGGATGAGTTGCGCTCTGAGCTTGACCGTCTTGAAAAGCTATTGCCACCGCGTAGGCAGAGCAGTGGAAACGCCACTATCAATGTCCAGGCAGGAGGTATTGGAATGTGGATTTCAACGACATGCTGTGCGGTGATGTTTGCTCTTTGCATTGCCATGGCGGTCATTGGTGGCATTGCTTACACCAGCACACAGCAACGTCTAGACCGAATGCAAGACTACATCTCGGCTATCTACATGATGGCTCCTAATCTCAAGCCAAAGGAACAGAAACCATGAGCGCCACACCCGACACGATCATCATCATCACACCGCCGCCGCATGCGGTCACTGCTCTTCGTAACAAGCAGAATGATTGGGAAGGTGTTCGAACGCTTCCTTATGACGATGCCACTGGGCAGCAGATCAAACAGAGCAGCTTTGTAAAGGGCAATCCATCTATCGGTGTGGGGCGAAACCTCAACAAACCTCTCTCGTCAGCCGCCGTCGATTTCCTGTGGAATGAAGACTTCCAGGAAGCACTTGCCGGAGCCAACAGATTCGTATGGTTCAAAGGACTGGATGAAGCGCGTCAGCTCGCGATCATAGACATGACGTTCAACCTTGGCTACGAAAAGCTGAGCACGTTCCAGCAGTTTCTTAGCCTTATGGAGCAGGGCAACTACAACGCTGCTGCCGACGATCTTGAAACTACGCTTTGGTACAAGCAGGTCGGCAGGCGTGCGGTATATCTCACCAATGTCATTCGAACGGGGGTATGGATGTAATGGACATCACAGGTATTGGCGAAGTGGCCACGGCGGCCAAGGGCATCCTGGGAATGATCTTCCCGGATAAGACAGAGCAGGAAAAGGCACAACTAGCGGCATCGCTTGCGCTTATCCAAGCACAGACGGATATCGACAAGGCTGAAGCGCAATCAACTGATCCGCTGCAACATTGGCGAGGTGGGCTTGGTTGGGTGTGCGCGTTCGGCTATGCGTACAACTTTGTTTTACAGCCGCTCATGGTGAACGTGGGTGACATCTTCGGTCATCCTATTCCACTGCATCCGCTTAACATCGCGGAACTTTCCACCATCACACTCGGTATGCTTGGCCTTGGCGCCATGCATGTAACCGAGCGCATCAAGGGAGCTTCCTAATGCATCCGTTACGTCGATTACTTCATTCCACACTCGTATGCGTCCTTGTCGTCGTACTTGGGTTGGTCTGTCATTCCGCTTATGCGCAGAACAACAACAATGTCACCTATGCGAGGCCTTATACCGGAGGTGGGCCTACGCCTTATAACGTTACCGGTCCTTATGGAAATGCGCTGCCAGCGGTGTACTTGGTAGATCCAGTAACCGGTAATCCCATTACGCCGGCCGGTACGCCTACAGGAGGAGGTAGTTCTAATCCTGCAGGTCTGACCAATAATGGTTCCGTAGGAACGACATCAGCCATCATCGCCGCAGCCGGCACTTATCCGCACTGGTTCACCATCCAGAACACATCGATCAATGGCAACACGTTGTATGTTCGCTTGGATGGTGCAACAGCAACCGGAACAGGCTTCCCGATTGCGCCTGGAGGAGCGTTGACCGTTCCATCTGGACTGAGCACAGCGGTGACTGCCGTGGGATCAGCGGCAACTACCCTCTACACCATCGTGGGGTACTGATATGCGCAAGCTACTTCTAGTCTTTCTCTTGCTTGTTCCAGTGGTGGCATGGGGCCAGTACCTTCCGCCGCCCTTCCAGCTTGTTACGGCACGTGTCACGACCAGCACGGCGGTCAACGCGAACATTTCCAGCACCACGGTTTATGCAGTCCCATCCGGCCAAGGTGGCATCTATCGCGTGTCGATCTATGCCGTGGAGACAGCCGCAGATGCCGCCTCATCGACGCTTCCGAACGTCGGCATAGGATGGACTGACAACGACACCAGCACCGCGCTACAGGCCAATACGGTCACATCCACAAACACTGCCAATGCCGTTGGAGCATTCGCCCAAGGTGTTCAAATAATCAACGCCAAAGCAGGCACAAACATCACCTATCTGACATCCAATTACGCGAGCGGAACGGCCGGTGCAATGACCTACGCTGTCCGAATACGGGTGGAGTACTTGCAATGACGAAGAAGCCGGCGCAATGCCGGCTTTTTTTATTGGGTGTCTTCATTCATCATAAGGCAATGCGCATGCATTGCTTGTTGATACTTCAAAGGTGATGCACGGCGAAGGAAATAGTGTGCTTCCCCAATGGAAAGACTGGTTCTACCGTCCCATCCGTGCAAGTAGATGTCATCAATAAAGCGTTTTCTTTCGCAATCATCAAATGAGAGCTCGCAATAGCGAAATGCGGCTATCAGGTTTATATCACCGAAGGTCATGGCATAACTCCAAGCTCCTGCAACTCCACCGCATCCACGCGCTCCAACAGCGTCTTTCGCATGGCCCTAAGCTTCACTGCACGTTCCTTCCTAGACTCACGCTCAAACGTCCACCATTCGCAGTACACGCGGCGGTTGAAGTCGCGACGGAACAGGCGATAGGTGACGCCACCTTCTGTTGGAATGCGCGTCCAGGAGAAGCATGAGTGAGGATTGGGGCCTTTGCGCTTCATACATCCCCCTTCGGCGACGGCGCGGCGGCGAGCATTCTGGAATAGGCAGCGATTTCCTCAGCCATTTTGCTCGGATTTAGATTTCGGAAATTAGTACCGCTGAAATGATTGAGCATTTCATCGGTTGGCTCAATCGGGACCAACTTCCAACCTTCCGGAATTTCCGGATAGTTCGTTGCCTCCATCTCATTTGCAATATCGCGGAGCACGTTAGCGGCTTCGTCTTTATAACGACCGCCGATGGAGTACTGAAGTCTCCAAGCAATGTCCTTCAGTGCTTCGGGGGTGTGCTTGGTCATAGAAGCCCTCTTGTGCCTGCGTAAGTGACTAAGAAAGTCATACCTGAAAATAAGCAACCAATTACTGCGAAGAAGCCACAACCATCGCTACCCCAATGTGCGCCATAAGCACATGCACAGAACCAAGTCATGAGCGCGACTACAACTGATACTAAAAATGGAGCTAGCGACCTACCCATGACCTTTCTCCGATAGGACGGCTTCGAGGGCTTTTTGTATTCCTTCATAGTCGGCCTCTTGTCCGGTAAATTCCTCATATGCCGTGAGTGCAGCATCAATCATTTCATCTGATACTGTCGGAAGCGTGATGTTTGCAGACTCAAGAACTCGCCGTACAAAATATTCTGCATCGCCATAATGCGGAGAGTTACTATCGCTCCATGGCTGATAGCGCGAGTTGTTGTATCGGCATACCTTGTTAGCTATTTCCTTTACCATCTCATCCGTCACCTCCAAGTTGGGATGGGGTGGTGAGATGTAGAGAGGAACGTTTCGATGTGCCGTCGCGCGAGAATTTACCTCGACACGTCCAATGCCGCCGCCGTCATCGTGCAGCCGTTCCAGATCGT